AATCATGCTGATGATGACTCTGCCATACTGTGGAGGAATTGCATTCTCTCCGCCATATACATTTACTGTCTTGATCTGCGGATATTTCTCGATGATCAGCGTTGTATAATCTTCTTTTGTGACTGCTCTATTTTGAGCAGCAAAATGCCTAGGGGCATTGAGCTTCATGGATTCTATAGTTTCTCTTTCTGACCCATCTGCAGCAGAAATATTAGTTGTTGCTGTGACAGAATAAGTAGAGCTATCTCCTACCTTGCCGCTAGTCGAAAAGTTTACAACTTTATTACCCAGTATGCCATTAGTTGATCTGTATTTTACTTTTACTATGTTTCCGTTTGCTAATAATTTGCCAGAAATTCCATCGCCAAAAACAATCTCATATTGATCATTATTATATCCTTGGATAAAATATACTTCTGAATTTGAAGTTAGACCATATAAAGTATCGGCTTTCGTGTATATAGAATTCGATGAATCTGATGAAGAATTGATCACAGTAACTCTGATGCTATTAGTATCGATGTTTGATGAGCTAAGAGTATATCGTGCTGTTCCATCAACATTGAAGAATTCTTGTACTATCTTGCCTTCATAAACATACACAGGATCGCTTACATATCCTACATCTGTTCTATTGATTGTGATATTTTCATTTGTTGTGAAATCCATATTGATCCCGTCAACCACTGATCTTAAGGTATAATTTTCCGGGATCACTACATTGTCAGGAACATCACCACCTGTATTGATAGCAAAGGTAACCTTTGCTCTTGCGGATGTTCTTGATCTCGGAGTGTAGTTCAATTCTTTTGCATGAGATACGACTGAATTTCTTAGCTGCGAAGAGTCTAAGAACATCTCGCTGCCTATCATGTTAAGATAGAAAGCATTCATGTATGTGTTGTAAGACAATACATCTAACAGAGAATTAAGATTAGATCCTTCAAAATCATAATCTTTAAATTGCGTCTTAGATTTCATAAAGGTCTTAAGGTTGTTTTTGATACCGTCAAAACTTAATTCTGAAACGTCTAGGAATCCTGTATTGGCCATTTATCTTACTCTTCTTAAGACGAAATCTAATGTTATCGGTGATATGTTATTAACAATCGAAAATACGATAGTGACTTCATAAGCGTTATCATCAGGAAATCCTTTTGCTGTGACGCTTATAAGTCGAGCTCTGGGTTCATAATTGTTTATGGTCTCTGCGATCTTTTCTTTTAAGATGTATTCAGTATCTTGACTTATATTCTCAAACAGCGTCTGGCGTATGCCCGATCCCAATCCTGGATTAAAGAACCTCTCATAAGGATCTGTCAATAGTAAGTTGCGAATAGATCTCTTTACCGCAACCTCATTGGCGATCAATACCAGATCCTGTTTTATAGGATGGATATCAAAATTAGTAGGTATATCTGAATAGAATATCGTGCTTGCCATCGTATATTTATAATGATGTCCGACAAGCATTTAAATACTGCGGATTGTATTTTTGGATGTCATTAGCAGTAGAAGATGCTAATGCCCATCCTTGTGTCATAGGTTTAGATCCGAATGGGGAGAAGTTTTCTCCTATCATCACAGCGCTCATTCCGAGCATCAATGGAATAGCATTGTCAGATCTTCTCATCTCGATCGTAGATGTTATAGGAACATTCATGTTGTTGCAGAGGTCGGATGTCATCGTTGCTACTTGCTGTCCATAAAAAGTAGTCGGTGATGGAATAGCAGATGATCCTGTCACTAGATTAGATACTACGGATGCGATAGATAATGCTCCGCCCATGGAAGCAAAATTCTGCATTCCGAAGCTGACAACCCCTGTGCCGCCAGTAGGAGTTCCGAATGCTCCTATCTTCCTACAGAACACTTGATCGACTGCAGGAAGCGATACAGGTGCTTCACCAAAGAAACTCTTACCCGCCATAGAAGGTGGCGTCAACATAGGATTATTTGCTAACATTGATGATGCAATTCTTTGTCCTGTCAGAACTTCTGACATGAAGCTACCTACTGCATTGCCTCCGACTTGTTGCAACAGGACTCCCATCGCAATTCCACCTAATGGTCCTAAAGAACTTAATACCCCTCCTAATGGAGTCGCGCTCAATAAACTATTGATGGCACCGGACGCTATTAAAGTTGCTTGTGATTGTATAGTAGCTGTAGGATTTAATATGGCGCTGATCGTAGCGGGTGCCAATGAAGCACCGCTTGATAGTCCTGAATATAGATTGATAGATTGATTAATTGCGCCGATTGACAACGCAGGTGCATTCTTGAGAACACCTGTATGTGCATTAAATATACCTGCTGTTTCAATAATAGAAGGTCCTATCACTCCCAATGTCGTCCCAAGGGCTACTGCAGACAATACATCGCCGACGCTATTTTGAGTATAATCGCCATACTGTTCTATATTTCTATATTGTGGTGCATATCTCTGATTGATAGATGCAACTCCGTTTGCAAGATATCCTATCTTATAGATATCTTGTATCTGAGTGATATCTCTTATGTTTCTGATATATCTTGGCTGTCCGAGATCAGGAATTCCTATAACATCTGCGATATATTCAAGATCGCTTTGATTCTGGTTTGCTGCAAGTATGTAAAAGAAATTCTCTAAGGTATCTTGAGGAACGACTCCAAAAGAAGCGAGTTCAGTAGATTTAGATAAGATAACAGCTTTTTCTAGATCAGTGAGGATATAATTTTGAGGAGTACGGACATAGTTGACAGGAGGAGGACTAGCAAATTTCAATGCAGCAGCAACTCCTAATAATTGTGCTCCTATCTGTATAGCATTATTAAATGTATTGTTTGATTCTTTTAATTCTTGATTGCCATAGAATCCTGGCTGTTGAAAATCACCTTTTTGTATAGCTGATAGAGTAGTAGAATTTAAGATTTGGTTGGCCATCGCTATCCTGTCCTTCTTCCGTTTAGAGCAGCGACCACATACGAATGTGATAATCCTGGTATTGAATTGTTGCAAGCTGGATCAGCACATGTCAACACAAGACCGCCTCCTTGTTGGCCAGGTTTAGCAGATTCAAGATGTACATGTATTCCTGGAGAGTCATTCTTTTCTAGATATATCCTGCTAAAGGGAAGATTGTCTCTCACATAAGCTGCTATAGCAGCAGTAGTTGTAGTATCATCTTTATTTGAACATCTCAGATCAACAGCACCCCCAGTGGTGTGTTTAGATGTAGCTTTGCTCAATCTAAACCAGCTAGTGATCTGTATCCTAGATCCAAACTTATCAAACAACGGATCTAATATGTTCCATGCGATGTTCATGGCTTCAGTAAGGATTGCTTGGTGTCGAGATGCAGGAGCGTATCTCAAATTCTTTACCATTCCTACAGTAACATGTCTGGATATCTTCTCGCTAGAATTATATACCGAAGTAGGCATCGGCATGGGATTTTGTTGTGCAATTCCTGTGCTAGTCACTGATCCGTCAGGTCTATCATAAGTTCCTTCAGCAACAGGTCCGATGGTTTCACCTGTATCGACTATTGATGGAACCATGCCAGCTCCCGAATTTCCTGCAGCAGCACCTTCAGCAACAGGATTGGGATTTCCGCCTTCATTCTTGTAAAGAGAGAATTCTTCCTTGGACATCTTCTTGGCGTTCATAGGAAAATCAGGAGCAACTCTCAGGGTTGTTATGTTATCGATGATCGTCTCTGCTGGGGCATACTGAGCTAAAGATGCTTCGGCAGGATCTGCAGGATCGGATGGTGCTGCAGGACTAGGGGATCCTCCTACCTGAACGTCAGTAGCAGATCCTTTGATCTGAATTTTTCCGCTTCCCAATACATCCACTGTAGAAGAAGAATGGATAGATGCTGCACCTGCAGACGATATCTTGGTCGTGCTAGCTGCTTTAACATCAAATGTGCCACCTGATTCTATGCTCATATCACCAGATGATTTAGCAATAACCTTTGCCTTCGAACCTAAATTCATGTCACCCGTAGCAAGCGCTGTAAATTTTGCCTTTGTTCCCAGATTCATGTCAGCTAAAGATAGAGCAGTGAATTCTGTCTGTGCTTGAACTGAAATAGCAGCGTCACTTCTAACAAAGATATCTTTACCCGCATCCATATCGATGCTCTGGGATGATTGTATCTTGGTCTTACCCGCAGACGTGATCCTGTTATCACCTGCGATCATCGTGCTCATGTCTTTTGCTACTTCGAATACTTTGCTTCCTTCGATAGATTCTTCTGCAGAGCCACGAACATTTGTGATCATATCTCCATTCACATGGAATCCCAGATTGCCGCCCACATTGAAATCTAGATCACCATCTGTCTCAATCGTTATTCTGCCATCAGCTTTTAAGATCAGATGGTTTCTTGCAAATACGGTAGCATCACCTTTTGGCGCAATCATTCCTACACCTCTTTTGCCGGATGATACCATGTGAATAGATCCGTCAGAATCTATCATGATAGTTGCACCTGAATGATGCTGTAGAGTTATAGTATCAGAACCAAACTCGTTGTTGATCAGAATCTTGTTTCCTGTAGAGGAAACAAATCCTTGCATGTCTCCCGATGCACCAACGCCGCTGGCAGTGCCTATTCCTGCGCCAGTATGAGTAATCGCTTGATCACTGCCTGTGCTGGGTTTATCTTTTACAGACACTTCATAATAAGGAAAAGTGACGCCAGCAGTGATTACTTGAGGTGCTGTAGATCTGCTAACACCATCACCTTCTCTGTTGGTGATTTTTTTGATTTGTGAAGGATCTGATACAAACGCATCTGGATTAATAGACATATGTTACCCACAAAAATTTAAGTAAAGAGCTGAAACGGCTTTTCGTAATTGGTCATTGTCGCTATCTATCTCAGCAGAATTGGTAAATGTTGAGAGAGATTTCATTGCTGTATACAAAGTCACTTTTTGCTGTTGAGTGATATAGTAATCCACATGTACTACAGGAGCTTTTTCATTTATAAATTCTGTTGTACCGCCAATGATAACTACTGAAGCACTAGATTCCTGTGCTGCAGCACCCTGATATACTCTACCATCAACATCAATTATAAATGTAGCGCTAGCATAGTCATTTAAATTGACGGATTGATTTCTCAAAGTTTTAGAAAAAGTAAAATAAAAATTGCTGCAATATGATAGTGCTTCAGGAGATATATTTTTCATCGCATATGTCCCGTAGTTTCCGCAGTTCCCGTATAAGAAAGGTTTTCATAAGCAGCACGGCCAAATTTTAATTTTTTTGGATAGTTAGGATGATTTCTATTACACTCGCTTAATAATCTAAGAGGGTTTCTAGGTGTTTTCCCATCAGGTCCTGGCTCAAAACAAGATTCATCTCTTTCAAACATATTAGTATACGCTACAGCATCTTCAATGTTTTGAGCCGTTAACATTTTTGCAAATACGGCCTTTTCATCTACTGTCAATTCATACCACATAAAATCAAGTTGTTTTTCCAATGAAGGTGCATTAGTTTTAGAAACAAGGCTTCCGTGCCACTCGGGACCACTTAACTTTCGTTTTCTAGGACCCAACCATTGACATATGCCAAAAGCCCCAATAGAATTATATGCTGTAGGATCTATGCTAGGCCCAGATTCACCTTGCAGGACTCCGATTATCCCAGCACATATAGCTTTCAAAGATGCTTCTGATCCAACGGAATTTAACGCTGTTATCTTTTCCCAAAAGAAATTATATATTTTTTGAGGATTGCCAGAACCTGTTAGCTGTGTTGTGGGTGGCGTCTGAGTCGTATTTGTCGGAACGCCGCCTGTATCTGGCGTGAGTATAAACCCACTATCAGAATAAGATGGTGAAGGTGCCTGTCCTCCAGGAGAATTGTTAACAGAACCCTGTCCTCCATTGATGACACCCAATATGATGGGTTGCTGTGAATCTTCATGATCAGCAAAAAATCCTACTACCCAAGTTCCGTTAACTAGCCCATGACTAGCATTGCCGCCTGAGGTTTGTCCTCCAGTTGTTGGAAACAACACCATGGCATATGGTAGATCGCCATCAGATATTCTTGTCGTATCTTCTGTGCCATGTATACCAAATATCCTGACACGCACCCGGCCATCGCTGCCGACATCTTTCACGACACCGGTAAACCATCTAAATTTATCTCCATAAAAATCATCATTAAACATTATAATGGACCCTGCAATCCTGCGTCTCTACCAGTAGAATTATATAACGATGATTCTGCAAGGCTATTGAGATATCCATCTTTATATATTCGTAAAGTAGTAGCTGCTAAACTACCCTGCATTATCACTTGTTTAACTTCTGATATGATGAACAATCCTGAGATATACTTATCTGTTTCAACGGTATTGAATCCGTGATTTTCTGGTATATCACAATATATAACTTGACCTGCCCTCAGATCCATGTTTGCTGGAACCGTAACTGTCAGATCGATCTGATTGAGAGCATTCATATATTTAGCTACATTCCCAAATTTACTTCTGTATGAAGGTTGATTCATACCTTGCCCATCAACATCGGGAAAATTGTTTATTATATATCTAATTCTATTTGAATATTCTTTTTCTATCTTCTCATTTTTAACATATTTGATGTAACCAGGGGTATTCAAAGAATGCTCTCCCAATGAAGGAATATTCTTATCGTATTGATATGTTTCATCTAATTCTGTAGGAGTGCTGGCATATGCTTTCTGCAACATATTAATCTCAAATAATTCATTCTGATAATAACCGCTTGTTATCTTTTCTATAGAAGAAAATCTTTTGTTGTTTACTATGTTGGTGATCACACGGAGATCTTGGTTTTGATCTCCGGTTGTTGATTTACTAAGGCTACCTATATCTGAGATATACCTATATTTATTTTTCATCAATTGTTCTTTTATCTTCAAAGCATCTTCAATAATTTTTTGTATTGTCACAAAATTATATTGTTTTAGATCTTCATAGAACAGATAGAGAAAATGCCTATCTGTCTCTTTTGCGACAGCGTGTTTTGCTAACCAACTTATAGCATGAAAAGGTCGAATACTAGGAACGATCATTTTTCTAGATTTGATTGATGTTTCTTTGATGAATGGTTTTTTCGCAATTTTGTATAAATTGGTTGTTTCTTCGGCAATATATTCATCATATACTTTTTCTGCCATATCTTCAATCAGACCATAATAGGCATGAGATACGTATTTTCTCATGTTCTGAAGCAATTGAGGGCTTGCAAGATCAACGATATACATTAACGATCTTGCTCTATCGCCGATGATGATATCACGGACACCCTTTATTATGAATTTTAATTGGTTGTTTGATCTTGCATTGTACAGGTTACTACCACCCGTATTGATCTGATCATATGTGACTATTATCAGTTCTTCGCCCGTGAAAGGATAATTAACGAACAATCCGATAGGATCATTGATAAGCATCTCAGCTTTTATAGCAGGTTCAAACATAGATTGATATATCGTCAATTCCATAAACTGAGGCATCAAACTCATTTTATCTTTTTTATTGAATTTTTCTATTTCTATTTTAGATATATTAATACCTAAAGGATTGAGATTAGCCATTATTAAATATATCTTTTACTTGTTGTTTGAAATCCGAAACGAATTCATTTCGCATCAGTTTTATTTCTCTCTTGGATTCATTGATCTCTGTTTCGCTGTCCCATACACTCTTGGCGACCCATCCTGCAGGGCTACCTAATTTAGAATATGTTGTCGGTGTCATATTGTAATTATATGAAGCGATTGTCTCAGGACTATCACTAGTGATTCCTTTGTAGTAGTAATATGCGATAGAACTTGCTATTGTAGTCGTAGTTAATTTTTCTACAGCAGTATTATACTTTGTTTCTAGATATGATATGAATTGCTTGTCATCCAGTATCCAATCTTTATAGGGATCGACAATGCCATTTGTGAGGAATATCACCCAATCAAGAGTGGAATCTCCATAAGCATCATAGGCAAGAGTATCTGGACGCTCGCCATTCTTTATGACGTATGTATAGAATAATCTATAATCTTCTAGATATTTTTTGACAACTTCAGCTTCTACAAGCAAATTGATTGCCTTAAGATTATTGTAAGTTACAAAAGGATAATAATTAGCTAATGACATTTAAGTTCTCTGTTTTAAAATCAACGATCACCACGACCAACATTTCTTACTGGTGGCAATCCGCCTTCTGAATCAATTACACGATTGCTATTATATTTTCCGCCTCCGAAATCTGATCTTGTCTTGATATCGATCTCTTGAAATGTCATGGTTATCTCAGTGATAACAGGAGTACCATCTCTATAGAATGCAGGCGCGCCTCCGCCTATGCTATTGATATTCAGGCCTGTTATGAACGAGTCTGATACGTTAGGCAGATTGATATTATTGGAGCCGGTTACAAATTCAACAGTAGCAAGATACGGATAATCTAGGGCAAATCCTTCACCGATTATCTCTGGATGCATGAATGCTTTGATATACTCAAGCATTTTATTCATAGATTGTGCTTCTTTTTCTGACTTAGGAGATATTCTCCAAGTAAATTGATATTGTTTTAAAGCTACACCTTCAAATATAGATGTCAGATGCGGATTTCGTACAATGCCAAGATTTGATTGTGAAAATTTCCCAAGGTTGCTATCTGATATGCCGGGTGTCAGAGCTGCAACTTCACCAACCATTTTCATGATTGCAGAGCCTTCACCTCCTTTAGCAGCAGCAAAATCTTCTGATAATGATCTGCCTGCTGCTGCTAATTGTGCAGGAGCATTGGATATATTGCCTAATAATTCCATGTTATTTCCGCTGACAGATATATTAAAAGAATCTGCCAATTGTTGCGGAATGGGTAATCGTATATATGTTCGAAAACTAGGTGTCAAATTAGATCCAGGCTTTGGTCGCTCATACTTTCTCAACGACATTCTTGTATAGAATTCCGGCACTTCTAATGGAAATACAAAGGTGTCAGTTACGTTAGGCATGCTCGATATAAACTCCTATAAATATATCGTATATTTATAATGGTAATATGGCATGTCGTATAAAGGTAAATTTAAACCTAAGTTTCCTGAAAAATATAAAGGAAATCCTACAAACATCGTTTATAGGAGCTTATGGGAATTGAGATTCATGAGGCACCTTGATTCTCATCCTGGGGTAATCCAATGGTCATCAGAAGAGATAGTCATCCCCTATGTCAGTCCTATGGACAACAAGATCCATAGATATTTTCCTGATTTCTGGGTAAAAGCGGCCGCCAAAGGTGGCGTGATAAATACGATGATAATAGAGATTAAACCATATGCTCAGTGTAAAGAACCAGTCAAGCAAGAAAAGATAACCAGAAGATATATCAATGAAGTTACTACTTATGGTGTCAATAGCGCTAAATGGAAAGCTGCTGAACAGTTCTGTCTTGATAGGAAATGGCAGTTTAAGATACTAACAGAAAAAGATCTAGGATTGGATAAGAGATAATGCCTATTTTTACGAAGATTCTTGAACAAGGTAAATCTAGTTTAGGACCCGGTTCTGCACTCAAACCAGGAGCTCCTAACGTCAGGGATTGGTTCAGAGACAAAGCAAGAGAAGTTCGATCTGTAAGAGTAGAGACGTTAGTTAGCAGGAATCCACAATACAACAAGAATTTTGTTCGTCCGGGATTCATGTATCTGTTCCAATACGATCCGAAATACAAAGAAGACCTCCCGTACTATGATAGGTTTCCTCTGATATTTCCTTTCGAAGATCAGGGTGACAGCTTCCTTGCGATGAATCTGCATTACCTGCCGCACGTATACAGGGCGAGGTTGCTGGATTATCTCTATGATCTGTTAAATAATGAAAAATACAACGAGACAACAAGGATAAGGGCTTCGTATAAACTATTAAATGCTGCTTCTCGTTATAAATATTTCAAACCGTGTGTGAAACGATATTTGCACAGCCATGTTAGGAGTAGATTTCTACAGATACCCGCTAATGAATGGGACATTGCAATGTTCTTGCCGCTAGAGAGATTCGCAAAGAAATCTAAAAATTATGTTTACAAAGAGTCGAAAGATATCATAAATGGCGTTTAGTATCAATGAAATGCTTTCTGCAGTTAATTCAGTAGGCGGATTGTCCAAGGCATCCAAGTTCATGGTCACTATCACAAGGTCAACAAATGCTAATGTCGGACGAGCTGACAGAGGTCCTGCAGTAGTAGGAGGGGCACAAAATCTCTCATTCCTTTGTGACAGTGCTTACCTTCCGGGCCTGGGATA